CGCATGACAAAAGAGTTGACAGGTAAAACTCTGTTTATGGCGCTCAGGAGCCAGCGCCCACCTGCCGGGATAATCCACCACTCTGATCGAGGTTCACCGTACTGCGCATACGATTACCTGGTCATACAGGAGCAGTTTGGTCTGAGAACATCAATGTCGCGTAAAGGTAACTGTTACGACAACGCTCCGATGGAAAGCTTCTGGGGAACGCTGAAAAATGAGAGCCTGAGCCACTATCGTTTTAATAACCGGGATGAAGCCATCTCAGTAATACGGGAATACATTGAGATTTTCTACAATCGTCAGCGTCGTCACTCTCGTCTGGGGAATATCTCCCCGGCAGCCTTCAGGGAAAAATATCATCAGATGGCTGCTTAAAAAAAGAACAAATGGTAGTGTCCGCTATTGCCAGTACACCTCAAGAGTGTCAGTTGCGCTCTGATTTGTTCCTTCATCTTCAAACACGCCCTTTGTAGTCAGGTATTCAGTAATGTATTTGTTCAGTGCCACAGGGTCTTTGTGAATGTCGATCGGACGTTCACGGACAAGGCCAAAAATAGTCTGGCGGTCGTAGCGAAGGGCATCAGGCTGTTTGCGCATTGATGCCGAGATACGCTTCCAGTCTTCGCGGCCGTTGTCGATAACTTCATTTTTTGCCCAGCGATGGATGCTGCCGTCAATGTTTCCGGCATCCACATCACCAGGCCAGAGAGCGTAGGCCAGTTCGTCATCCAGTGTTTTCCATGTCTGCTTGTATTCGCGATGAATGGCAGCAATGACCGGGCTGATTTTTCCTGTTGAATTTTCAGTGTACTGTTGATTGGCTCTGGCGCGGGCGAGATCAACAACAGACGTGTATTTTCCGGTTTCCTTGCGTTCACCTTCGCGACGTTTTTTCCAGATGCGCATTTCTGTCTGAATTTCGGGCCATTTGGCACCAGGCTTACATTTATGCTTAACCCACCCGATAGCATGCAGCTTAAGCTCCGGATACATGGCGTTAACTTCTGGCATTTTCATCAACGCTTCAACGATATGTCCGTCGAATGTTGCCATGTCTTCCTGCAACAATTCCTGCGCGCTAATCACCATATCAACGGTGATGTTTTCACATGTGTCGAACTTAACCATGACAGCGTTCTGTACTTCAGGGGCCAGCTTGTCAAAAGCGACGTTCATCGGATCTGATTCAGTCTCAACCGGGACAAAGGAAGCAGACTCCTCATCCCAGCGGTTTTCCTGCATATATTCAGCATCCCAGGAATAGAGGGCAGGGCGGGGTATACCGGGTTTATCCTCGCAAACAAGAAATTTATAAGCGCAGTCCTGAGCAGCCGGATAATGCTCCAGGAATTGCCAGTGAAATTTTGCGCGGGCGCGACGTTCATCACCGGCTTCAATGGCAGTGGCTACAGCGACTGCACCTTCTTCCTTTATTGCCTGTTCGTCCGGAATGGCGGCGCAAATAAAGACTTTACTCATTTTGTTTTACCTCATTACAGATTTCAGAGTGAACGAATCCCTGCCATTGCTGGCATTTTTAATCCGTTGGTATGGTGTTAATATGGCTGGAGGGTTATCCAGCCGGTGTTTCGTTATTCAGGTACAGCGATACTTTTTTTACCGGGAGGCATTCACCAGAAATTTTTTGCTCGTCTCTTGCCTGGAGGCAGGATTCTTTACTGGCATAAATTCCGGTAATCACATTCTGTGATTCACCCGTTATAAGAAAAACCGTCATCATCAGTGCAAATGCTGAAGTTATTGACGTTCTCCGAAAATACCAAGTTCAAGAAGAGCAATTCGGGAAAGTATGGAATTATCATTGAGCAGATAAGGCTCATATTTCCTCATATTAATGGCATCTTCAGTAAACTCCCGGTTACTGAGCAGAACACCAATATCAAAACAACCTTCAGACGTATTAACGTTTGGTAATAACGTTTCCATTATCGCGTCCTCAACAATGAATTTTGTGATGCGGTGCCTGGTGCCTCCAGGTGACGTTAACCAGTTAACAATTAACGCCGGATACAGAGAATCCACCCATAACACTGTTTTTGGTTTTAACTGTTCCGCGTGCGCTGAGCCGCATTCACCGCATCACAAAATTCACTTTAAAAAGGGCGGCAGAGCAGCCACGGAGTAAAACTGATACCGCCAAACGTCACCAGAAAATTGATAACAGAGGGCGTTGCAGCGGGGTTGTCACTTAAGCGTATGGTCAACCTGACAACCCTGTGTCCTCAACGGGGGAAGGGATAACCCCGCCATACTTACCGCCGCGCCATTTCGCGGATTGCCACAACCGGAAGCGCACGGTCGACGAAAATTTAACGACAGGCTATCTATGAACCAGCTACCTCGCCGTGCGCTTTCGCGTTATGGTCTGACTTTTCAGGGAAATATCCTTTCAGTAAACTGTCAGTGCCGGATGCTCACCCGTGTCCGGCGCACGCACTCCACCTCACCCGTGGAGAACTCCTTAATTACCAACCTTAGCTTCGTTGGTTAGCTATTAACGCGGGTATGTAATCATTCTGGCAATGCTTAATGCCGCTGCTTTTTCCAGATTGGTGATATCCTGCTCCAGAGCGGACAGATTTTCAGCCTGCTTAGCCCTGGCTTCATTGGCCCATTTCAGCTCCTGCGCTGCATTAATTTTCTGGTGCATCCACTCATAAAGTTCATCATCGGTATAGTCTGGCGCGATGATGACGGGTTCTCGTTTCTGCATGTCGGCTCCTTGTGGTTAGCGTTGCCTGCTTTTAACCACGTCAGGCGAGGTGGTATCCTTTGAGGGTCTGTTACTCGAGAGGAAATTGGTTATGAATACAATCAAGTTTTCTTGCCCAGAATGTGGCGGCGAAGTCTTTGACACATCCTTTAAACCGCATGGCTCTGACAGTTTCGCGGGAGCCATCTGCAAAAATTGTGGTCACCTTGTAACTGAAGATGAGTCCTCGCAGTTTGATGACGAAATCGTTGACAATATCTTCGGTGCACTCACCAGAGACTTTCTGAAGTAAAGGCGCATACCGCTTAGTTACCGCTCTGATAATTCTTACCTGTCCGGCAATGGCGCTGATATCAATATAAAGCGCCATCGCTGTTTCTTTGCTGATCCCAGGATGCCTTCCATTCTGATGTTTGACTTCGCCCACTGAGAAATCCTCTGTTTCCCCTTAACGCCGGGGTAGCGGAACAAAAAACCTGCTGCATAGTTAAACGTAATCCCCGCCGTCATGTTCATACGCCTCAGGCTGGCTACTTAACCCCTGACCACAGCCGGGTAACTCGAAGTATTGCCCTGCATTCTGTGAAGCGGGGTGGGTTGCAATGAATGTAAGAATATTTAGTTTTGTCGTCAAGTTGAATATAAATATTTTTAAGATAAAAGGCCGACAAAGCCGACCTCTGATTACAGGGCAAAGCGGGAGCTAGAGGCTGAACTGAACACCTTTTGCTACAGCAACGATGTTACATTCCGGTGTAAGTAAGGATGATTGATAGCGTGGGTTAAGGGGGGCTAAGTACACGAGCTTTCCATCAATAACTAATTTTTTTATAGTCATGGATGGTTCGTTTGTGAGTGGATCTGGGACTATTACTGCGACGATGCTACCATTTTTATATTTTTCGCCAGGCCTCATGATCACTGTGGCTCCAACTGGAATGCTTGGGGATCCTGATGGATTGTGCATAGTATCATCAGGCATTGAAACGGCAAAATCTCCCTCCTTGACATCAAAGAATGTGGTGATCCTGTCGACATTTCCCATAGTTTTCTCTCCTTTTAATATTAGGAAAGAAATCGCTTCTCCCCAAGAAAGGTATGGGATTTGGGTACCTGGATTTTTCTGCACAAGGGATGATTCAGGTGATGATACTCCATACAGGAGATAGGACTCAGTAGTGCCTAGTGCTAGGGCTAATTTACTAAGAGCTTTGCTACCTGGTTCGTTTAGATCTTTCTCCCAGTATCCTATTGTTACCCCAGTTACGCCAGAAAGCTTGCCAAGTTCAACTTGGGTCAGACCTTTGTCTTTTCTGAGTTTCTTAAGCCTAATGCCAAGGCTTTCCATTATTTTCTCCCGCGAATTGAATATAAATTATTTTAGATTGTATTGACCTAAAAAAAATTACCCTTTAATCTAAAAATACTTAGTTTTAAGGGGAGCGAAATGCGAGTTGATGAACTTGTCCAGTTTTTTGGTTCTGTCCAAAGAGTCGCTGATTTTTATGGGGTAACCCGAGAAGCTATATACATGTGGCGTAAGCGTCCCGGCGAAATAGTTCCCAAGGGGAGGGCTGCTGAAGCAGTTGCATACTCCAAGGGAAAATTATCGTTGAACCCAGAACTTTACAAAAAGAAGGATAACACCTCGAACGAAAGGAAAAATGATTCATGAAAATCAAACATGAACACATCCGCATGGCGATGAATGCCTGGGCATATCCTGATGGTGAGAAAGTGCCTGCAGCTGAAATAGCCCGGACTTATTTCGAACTTGGGATGACGTTCCCGGAACTGTACGACGACAGCCATCCGGAAGCCCTGGCCCGTAATACCCAGAAAATTTTCCGCTGGGTGGAGAAGGATACGCCTGATGCGGTTGAAAAAATTCAGGCGCTGTTACCGGCGATCGAAAAGGCGATGCCGCCTTTGCTGGTGGCCCGTATGCGCAGTCACAGTTCTGAATAAATGGCTGAACTGCTGAATGATGCACATCCGGAATGGAGTTTAAGAACCTGTGAAAGACGCATTGAGCATTGGCTAAAGGTGGCAGAATTTATTTTGTACAAACCAATGGTTATGGCTTCTGGTATAGAGAAAAAAGTTATTGCTTTTTGACGTAAAAACTGCTTCAATTCCGGTAAGCTTCGCAAAGCTGTACCGCGAGGCGAATAGCAGACATGGACATTTGAAAGAGCCCGCTTTTTGCGGGTTTTTTATGACTGAAAAACGGCACGGGGCGTTAAATGCGCTGGTGGTTGCGAATACCGGTCTTTCTGCTTACTGGCTTTTTGGACAAGAATTATTGGTATGTCACGTTAACCAAAAGGGAAAAAAGACATGCTAAAACAGCAGGATATGACAGAAACCGCCAGAGTGGTGTTTAATGAATTAAGCGTTACCGACCCGGCGACAGTCGGGGAGATTGCGCAGAATACTTACCTTTCACGCGAACGCTGCCAGTTAATACTGACCCAGCTTGTTATGGCGGGTCTGGCAGACTATCAGTTCGGTTGTTACAGACGCCTTCCGCAGTGAAGGCTTTTTTATTTGTGGTAAATGGGCGGCTGGTGGGTGTTAGGGGCACCTACCAGCCATCTGCTCATGCGTTGGGTTCACAAGCAAACCTCAGGCCCACTGCTTTGCGCAAAAGCAGAATGAGCCTATCAGAGACAGGCTTAATGATCCATGCTTAATACTGTAAAAATATCCAGTTGTGAGTTAATCAACGCTGATTGCCTGGAATTTATCCAGACCTTACCGGAAAACTCTGTCGATCTGATAGTCACAGACCCGCCATACTTTAAAGTGAAGCCCGAGGGCTGGGATAACCAGTGGAAGGGCGACGATGATTACCTGAAGTGGCTGGACCAGTGTCTGGTGCAGTTCTGGCGGGTGCTGAAACCTGCCGGAAGTCTTTACCTGTTCTGTGGCCATCGCCTGGCATCTGACATTGAAATCATGATGCGTGAACGCTTCAATGTGCTGAACCATATTATCTGGGCGAAGCCGTCCGGACGCTGGAACGGGTGCAACAAGGAAAGCCTGCGGGCGTATTTTCCGGCCACAGAACGCATTCTGTTCGCGGAACATTATCAGGGGCCGTATCGTCCGAAAGATGATGGCGATGAGGCGAAGGGCAGGGCACTGAAACAGCATGTGATGGCCCCGCTGATTTCTTACTTTCGTGATGCGCGTGCTGCTCTTGGGATAACGGCAAAACAGATTGCAGATGCCACAGGAAAGAAAAACATGGTGTCGCACTGGTTCAGTGCCAGTCAGTGGCAGCTACCGAACGAAAGCGATTATCTGAAATTACAGTCGCTGTTTGCCCGGGTGGCAGAAGAGAAACATCAGCGGGGAGAACTGGAAAAGTCCCATTACCAACTGGTCAGCACATACAGTGAGCTGAACCGGCAGTATATGGAACTGCTGAGTGAATATAAGCATCTGCGGCGGTATTTCGGTGTGACGGTGCAGGTGCCGTACACCGATGTGTGGACGCATAAACCGGTGCAGTACTATCCAGGGAAACATCCGTGCGAAAAACCGGCAGAAATGCTGCGGCAGATAATCTGCGCGAGCAGTCGTCCGGGTGACCTGGTGGCGGATTTTTTCATGGGTTCTGGCTCAACCATAAAAGCAGCTATGGAGCTCGGGCGTCGTGCAACTGGTGTTGAACTGGAGGCAGAACGTTTTGCGCAGACCGTTAAGGAGATTAGTCACATCCTTACATGCTCAATTGATGACGGGAAGGATGGATAAAGATATGGTCAGTTCAGGCTGTGAAGCAAGTAGACAGATAAGGCTGCAATAAAAACTGACAATAGTAAAATAGCTTTTTCCCAGGTAGTCATGAATACGATCTCTTAAAGCGCCCGCTGATACCAGCGGGCAATACATACTGGCATTAATGTTAAGTTCAGGGATAATTCATCGTATTTTGTGGTACGACGCTATCAATATTAATAAACAGTATTTTTCATGTAAAATTTCTGTTTTTTGATCTGATTCTCGTTTCCTGGGTTATGATGTTGTTGTGAACCATGCTGTTGAATGATAATGTTCGGGTATAAAATTGTTGCTGATATGTAGCGCAGTGAGCAGGTGGTATTTCTGTTGCTGAGTGTACGGATACAGTGCTTCCCTCCCTCAGCGGGGGGGCAGGTGTGCTGTGGTTTTAGAGACACCGGAAACGAGAATGATGCGGGTTTGCTGGTGCCGGGATAGAGTCGCCGGAGGTCATGACATAGAGCAAAAAAGGAATGTGCATGCAAATACACACCTCTTCGGAGATCTCTTCTTTATATGGATGAGCCTCAAGGTCAATAGTTTATCTGTTATGTATTCATATGTTGTTACTTATATAATCCATACGGGCATATCATCAGTACACACATACTATTATGGCATTTTATTTTTGTTTTAACTGAATTCCCGGGGCACTCTTTTTGATTTCTGATAAGGAACCAGAATTTTCTGTTAAATGGTGTCACGTTGTAAATGGTTAATGGAAGCAGCTTATTATCCATAATCACACCTGAGTTAACAGGTGTGAGAATACTTCCGGGTGGCAGGAACACATCTGACTGATACCAGATTATCAACTTTATTTTACACCATACAGTTGAAAACGTTATTCCGCTTGATGGGCATATCACTGTGTCAATAACTATCCATTCCATCTTTTAACCTTCTCGGTACACATTGCTTTCGATTGTTTTGCTAAAAATCATAGTCAATAAATCAGTGTAACTCATTGAAAAAGATCGTCTTCTTTGTCTTCCTGGGGTTTTCTTTTCTAATTTTGTATCACTTTGGTTCAAGTTGTTTCATTTTTTTGTAATACAAATTAGCAGGATGAGCGGGAATATAAAAAAATCGGATGTTTTTGTAATGGATATTATTTTTTGTAAAATAATGTATTTTTATTTAAATCTCTATCAGAAAAGAATTTATTGTTCCTTTATATGGTGGAAAAGGTCATGGTATTTAAACACTACGATGTGGTCAGGGCGGCGTCGCCGTCAGATCTTGCGGAAAAGCTGACACAAAAACTGAAGGAGGGGTGGCAGCCATTTGGCAGCCCGGTGGCCATCACGCCTTATACTCTGATGCAGGCCATTGCTGCGGAAGGTGATGTCACCCCACCTGTGTTGGTGAAGCCGTCGGATGGAGAAGGCACAGTAATCAGCGCCACCAGAGACCCGGAGTATTACTTTGTTGTGGTTCT